CGCAATATGCTCACTGGCTACCTGCATCAGGCTGTTTTTTGTTTCTTCCGCCTCCCGGATCCGGAATAGTTTTTCTGCTTCTGCATCTTTCACCCAGGCTGTGCCGTTCCACTTCTGAAACTCCCCTTCCGGCGATAACCAGGTAACATTTTCCGGTAACGGACCGAGTTCAGAAATAAATAACGCGTCCCCTGACGCTACGTCATAAACCGTTTTACCCCGATGGTCTTCAACGAGATGCCACGATGCCTCATCACTGTTGAAAACAGCCACGAAGCCTGCCGGAATATCCGGCGGTGCAATATCGGTACTGTTTGCTGGCAGACCTGTATGAGACGGAATATATGCATCACCTTCACCAATAAATTCATTAGTTCCGGCCAGCAGATTATAAATTTTTATGGTCCGTGGTTGTTCACTCATTCTGAATGCCATTATGCAAGCCTCACAATATAGTTAAATGCGATGTTTTTGACGGTGTTTTCCGCGTTACCAGCAGCGTTAACGGTGATGGTGTGTCCATGTGAGCCAATCGCAACCGAGTGCGTATGAGCACCAATACCGACAGTATGTGCGTGTGCACCTGCAGATGCGGCTGTGCCGCTGACACTATGAGTGTGCGCTCCTGCAGCACTTGTATTCACACTGGCCGCAGACACTACCTTATGTACTGACCCATTTTGTGACCACTGGCTGACTGCTGATGCGCCTGTGACACTATGAGTATGGTTTCCAGCACTTGCGGCTGTACCGCTCACACTGTGCGTATGCGCCCCGATGTTATTCGTGGATTTAGTGCCGTAATCAAACGACGATGTGGTTTTCGTCCCCAAATCCGTACTGGATGCGCTGGCGCTGTGGGTGTGCGATTTAATGCCGTCCTGTTCCTGAGACAATACGGCCCGACCACTGGCAGGTTTGCCCTTAATCGTCCAGCTACGCATATCAGGGATCAGGCCTGACGGATAAGCGGCTGCAAGTTTCGGGTATGCAGATTTGTCAAAAGTCTGCCCCTGCATCAGGGCATAACCAGACGGAACGGTATCTGATGGCCACGGGATTGGTGCACCGACTGGATAAAACTCTGCAGGAGGATGAGCCGAGGTGTAAAGCTGCGCCCACGGCGACCAGTTTGCGTCGGTCGTATCCCGTCGTGAACGAATAAATGCCGGAGCATGAGCACCGCTTGTACCACTCCAGCCGATGAGTAACTCACCTTCGCCAACGGCTGTCATCCCTTTCAGGTGAATGATATTTCCATACGTTGTTGGATATCCGTTGTTATACACCTCGTATAACTCAAGACCTGCTGCCCCCTGCGTATTGTCTGTCAGCGCGGCTACCCGACCTTTTGAAGCCAGATTAACTGATGATACTGCTGTTCCACCTGACGGTAGCGCCCCGATCTCTGATGCCGTTGGCTTATTTCTGGAGTTATAGTCCCTTCGCCAGCCAGGTGAATAATCTGTTCCGTGATTAATATAGGTAAACTGGGCGTTGGTTGTTCCGCCACCGCTGGATGTGGTCGGAGTGGTAATGCGGATCGTCATCGCTGACTTTATCCCCATTACTTCAATGACAGCTCCGGCGAGATGAATATTACCGCAGCCAGTATCAGTAATGATTTTATTATTGCCATAAGACCAGGAACCCTTGCACATCCAGTATGGATGGTTAAATGCTCCCTGAGAATCCAGCCACTCGATAAACTGTGCAGTCGTCCAGTTTCCTGTTGTTGTGCTTACTGACCCACCGAAGGCACGGCAGGCACCAATATTTTTCGTAAAGGTGTCTTTGCCAGGGATATCCGCACCGTTCTGATCTTTCTGCAGACGTTTCTCAGCATTGTCATTGGCTGCTTTTACTGCCTTTGGCGTTGCCGCCAGCGTTTCAGACGTGCTGTTGGTCGCGCTGCTTAGCTGGATTATCCCTTTCTGTGCTGTCGTTGCATCCTGTGCGGTGTATTTCCCGTTAGCCAGGTCATACGCGGCCTTAACGGCTTTTGGCGTTGCCGCCAGTGACTCGGAAGTGCTGTCGATCGCACTGCTGAGCTGTACTATCCCCTTTTTCGTCGTGCTCGCATCCTCAAGCGCCACGGCGGATGCAATATCCTCTGCCCGTTTTGCTGCTGTCTCGGCGCGCGTTGCCGCGGATTCTGCTGTACTTTTGCTCTGTGCTGCCGCCGTCGCACTGCCAGCTGCCTCTGTCGCCTTCGTGGATGCCGTCGTGGCGCTGCCCTTCGCTGCTGACGCCTGTCTGGTCGCCTCATCTTTTGAAGCAGACGCAGATGAGGCCGATGACGCCGCCGAACTGGCGGACGATGCGGCAGCCGTTTTTGAGGATTCTGCGCTGGTTTCCGACGCTTTCGCGTTCGTTTCGGATGTCTTCGCTGCGGAAGCAGAACTCGCTGCTGCGCTGGCCTGTTCAGTGGCTTCGCCAGCCTTCGTTGTGGCTGTTGAAGCGGATGATGCGGCACTTTCTGCCGACTTTCCGGCAGCGGTGGCACTGGCTGAGGCCTGCCCGGCACTTGTTGACGCGGCGCTGGCAGATGATGCAGCCGCTGTTTTTGAGTCTGCTGCTGCGGAGGCACTCTGTTCCGCTGCCGTTTCAGAAGACTTAGCGTTCGTCTCGGACGTTTTTGCCGCTTTCGCGGAATTGCCTGCCGCCGTTGCCGAGGAAGCGGAACTACTGGCGCTCGAGGCTGCGCTCGTTTCTGATGATTTTGCCGCCTCTTTTGAAGCCGACGCATCCCGGGCTGAGGTGGCAGCTTCTGACGCTTTCGTGGTCGCGGTGGATGCAGAAGTGGCTGCTGATTGTTGTGACGCTGCAGCATTCGTTTCTGACGTTTTTGCCGCACCGGCACTGGTGGCCGCCGCGCTTTTTGAGGACTCTGCAGCGGCAGCACTTTTTGATGCTTCAGTGGCCTTTGTTGATGCCGTTCCTGCGCTGGAAGACGCTGACTGAGCCGACGACGCGGCCTGTCCGGCTGACGTGCTGGCTGCGCGTGCTGAGTCCGCAGCATCAGCCGCATGGGTTGCCGCCTCACGGGCTGATGTGCTGGCATCACTGGCTGACTTCTTCGCGGCTGCCGTGTTCTGTGCCACCGCGGACGCGTTACGCGCCACCTCTTCCACCATCAGTTCAAAACGTCGCAATGCCTCCGGACGGGCATCATCCTCCGTCATGGCACCGAGAAAATCATTCAGCGTCCCCGGTTGAGAATCTTCATACACGGTGATGGTCCCGGCATGTGACGGCGGGAATCCCTCCACCAACAGAATAACGCTGTACTGACCGTACTCAACGTCCATGCTGTAACGCCCGGCTTCATCCGGATTTTCTGAGGCCAGCGTGTTCACCACCACCGTGGTGCTGTTACGTTTTGCTTTCAGCTGGATTGTGCAGTTCTG